AGCGATTCTTCTAACATTGAAAAATAGGTTCGATTGTCCATGACGACTGCAGGACAGTTATATGCGACATTATCGAGAATTCGATAGGATAACCCCTGCGTTTCACAGATCGTCTTAAATCGAGACGATGCACTTGATGCCCCAAACACGATCGTATCTTCATTTTTTAGATAACGCAGATTGTCATAAGCAACAATATGCCACAAATTCGTTTTTCTTTTTCGTCGTATAAACACCTTGCCCTTAAAAAAAGTTTTTCCGTCGGCTTTTGCTTCGATGATATCTCCACTCCGGAGAAAAACCGTGCGATCTTCAATCATCGAAAACTCAAATTTTCCTGGCTGTGAATAAATACCAGTCGTCCACCGAGGATTGCTGACGATCTCAGAAATATCGTACATTTGACGATTATTTATACTAGTTTCTAAAATCTGCAGTTTCATTTGATTCGCCTCACACTTCCTGCAGTAACCCAACCGCGCCAACCACCACCTGTTGTAGTTAAGTGGTATGGATGGCTTCGCCCCCTTTGAATAAAGTTTACTTTACGAGTAGCATTTACTTCAGTCTGTCCAGGACCGGATCCATAACTATCGCGGTGTAACCGACCATTAGCGATAACCGTGCAACCAATCGTGATTTCTTGACTAACTACCGGACGTGCCGGTTGTTGGCTAACTTGCTTGGCAACTGTTTTGACAAACTTCGCAGCATATTCTCGATACTCTTTTAAGGTGATCGAATACTCCACATCTCCCGTCGAATCAACAATCGACCAGTTAAATGATTCGATTGATGCCAACATATTTATTTTCGTATCCGTTACAATCAAGCGAACTGGCTTTTGATCATCCATTGCTTTTTCAATTAAGGCAGCATAATCTTGAGGAGGTAAAAATGTACTACCATTCAAGATCATCGAATGCTTCGCAGTGGCAGGAAAAAAGCAGCCGAATCCGACTGCTCTTAATCCTTTTGATGCAAGCTGGGTTATTTCACCTAACTTAACTACCTCACTTGATTCGTTGCGACCAGGAACATCTACCGATATTGATCCCGGGTTGATTGGAAGCATATACCGCCTCCCATTTATTTCTAAATAAAATTTGATTGCCATACATGCCTCCTAACTCAAATCTGCATCTAATGCATCTATGATTACTTCTTCTACTCGTCCGACGATTTCATCAATGTCAGGGGGATCTCCTCCGTTGTTTTCGACGTTGACTGTTACTTGCGGCACGACTTGTTTATGCTGAACAACGATTGTTTGGCTGGCTGATGCTTTGATTCTAGAAATATCTTCGTCGTCAACATGGACATTGCTTGTGATGACTCCACTAGCAGAAACTGTTGCTAAATTATTAGGGATCGTTGCCATAGCCAAAGCATCACTTGCTTTTTGTACCATATTTTGCGCTGCTAATATTCCGTTTGCTAAACCTTCTGAAACAAAACCACCAATGGCCATCATGACACGTGACGGCGAATTGATATCAAGTGCCTTACGAACAGCCGAAGCAACCTTGCTAGCAACTGACTGAGCTGCAGCAATCGCCGATCCAGCTCCTGCTTGGATTCCAGCAGTTAGTCCTGACATAGCGTGTTGTCCAGCCGCTCGCAATTCACCGTGCAATCCACTGAAGGCTTGTACGATTTTCCCTTTGCCATTTTGGGCTGCCGTTGCAGCTTGCGCCATCCCTGTTTCAACGGACGCTACTAATTCATCCATGCCGCTTTTGGCAGCGTCTTGAATTGCCGACATCGCCTCTTCTGTGGCTGACTGCATCGTCTGCATACTTGACTCAAAAGAAGACGCTGCGCTTTCTAGGCCGGAAATGCTTACCTCGGTGATATCAATAAAGCTCTGCAATTCCTCAGCTAATGTTTGGAAAGTAGTAACCATCTCAGATAACCCATCTACTCCAGTTACTTCCGGAAATTCATTCATCTTCGTGATCACATCGGCAATACTTTCAATAGCTGCATCTACTGCTGCAATATCGATCTCAGGAAAATCTCTGATAGCTTCCGCAACTTGAACTAAACTATCGATAGACTCTTGAAGTTTAGCAACCTCGGAACTCTTGATCACTGATTTGGCAAGTTGCCCCAACTCCGCTTCTCCAAGATGCTCAATCATTTCTTTTAATGCATCGATAGATAGTTTGACTGCTTTCGAAGAAAAGATGACTAGTTCTAACTTCTTGAAAGCCTCGCCGATCTCAATCAACGTATCTATCGCCTGATTAACGTTATCTAATGACTTGTTGTGAACTTTCCTTTTCTTTAAAAGGTCACCCTCGGTCAAAAGGTTCATGCACTTTTCAAGTTCTTCAACTGCCCGTTGTACCGCCCATGAAGAAAAATGAACGTTTTGAAGAGTTTGAAATTTATGACCCAACTCAATCAGTGTGTCCACAATTTCACTGACATTTCGGACAGTACCTTTATCTAAGCCACTTCCCCACAGTTTGTTCAACTTTGCCAGGAAATCTCCGCCAGTTAATAAATCAATACATTTTTGTAGTTCTTTGATTGCTTTTTCCACTGCGCTCTGAGCAAACATCACTAATGATAAGCGTTTAAATTGCTCACCTAATTCTATGAGCGTGTCCACAATCTCACTGACATTTCGGACAGTACCTTTATCTAAGCCGCTTCCCCAAAGCTCATTGATTTTAACAAATATATTTCCACCAGTTAGCAAGTTGATACAGTCTTGTATATCTTCTATCGCTCTTTCGACTGCTGTTTTACTAAACATGATTAGTGACATTCGCTGGAATTGTTCTCCTAACATGATCATTGTGTCGACCATTTCACTAACATTCGAGACCGTCGAGCTATCAAAACCACTCTTAAAGCTATCGCCTACAGATTGCCAAAAAGTCTTCCGGCCCTCCAGTATGCTGACAACATCTAAGAGATCTTGAATTTTTTCTGCGATATTTTCAGATACTTCAATCTGTTCGATTTTGGCTAGATTTTCAGCGACTGACACTAGCGTATTAACTGTATCAGCAACGATTGCTGTATTGATACCACTGATGAAATTCTTAAGTGCATCTCCGAGTGTTCCTAAATCTGATTCAGTAAAGAATTGAATCACACCGACTAGATTGTTAATTTTAGATTTAACAGATCCAAAATCGGACGGAACTTTTGCATCAACTTGTTGGATTGCTTCTGCCATAATTATCAATTCTGCAGCTACCGCTACAACTGCTATTAACCCAGCAATCATTGCAGCACCACCGAATCCAGTCGCCATTATAGCGCCAATAGCAATCGTCAATCCTGTAAAGGCTCCGATCGCAATCGCCATGTTAGCAATTTTCTTACTAAAATCAGCAATATCGTTTGGTACTTTCTCATCCACCTGCTTCATTGCTTCAGCCGCCAACATCAGTTCTAAACTGATTGCTGCAATTGCAACTAATCCCGCAATGGCCGCAGCTGGATTTAAACTTGCCAATACACCAGCAACCCCAACAATGACACCCATACCAACTAACGCAAGAGCCATTCCGCCGAGCTTAGTAGCAAAATTCCCAAAATCATCCGGCACTTTTTCGTCGATCTGTTTCATTGCCTCTGCTGCCAACATTAATTCTAAACTGAATGTTGCAACAGCGATCAATCCTGCAATAGCCGCAATAGGATTTAGATTTGCTAAGATACCGGCGACAGTCACAATTACACCCATACCGAGTAGCGCAATCGCCATGTTGCCTAATTTAGTAGTAAAGTCACCAAAGCTATCGGGAACCTTTTGATCAATTTGCTTCATTGCTTCTGCTGCGATCATCAGATTAACTGACAATCCTGCAACTATACCTAACCCAGCAATTGCCTGACCTAAATTTTTACCGCCAAGTTTGCTCGCGACAGCGACAAAAGCACCCATACCAGCAAGCGCAAGCGCCATAACGCCCAGTTTGCCTGCCAAGGATCCTAAGTCATCTGGTATCTTTTCGCTAACTTCTTTCAAAGCTTGTGCGGCTTGCTTGATCAGGAGAATGACCCCAAATACAAGGGCTAAGTTGGTGACCCCTTTTGCAAAGCCATTCATAGTATTCAAAAACGTATCTAAAGGATTCGTTATAGATTTGGCACCCATATCGACACCGCCAGGACCACTGCCCGGGCCGCCCGGAGCTTTTTTACCGAATCCAAACAAAGTCAGTAAGCTGCCACCTAAACCTTTAGCCAGTTTTCCTGTAGCTCCAACAACAGTAGTCAATCCCTTGCCGAAGGTTAATAACGGCGTTAAAATACCTTTTCCTATTTTGAAACCAACGAAAGCAGCTGCTAGTTTCGGCAGCATTGAGATAAACTTTGCAATGACATCCGAATGTCGTTCAATAAATCCGGCCAGTTTTGCGATCGCTCCTGTTACTCCGTCCACGAAACCTTTAAAGCCAGCGACACTGGCTTCGCTACCAAAGGCGCCCGTTAGTTCTGCCAAACTTTCTTTAACTGCAGATATCGCATTGCCGATTGGCTCTTTAATATCCTCAAAAGCATCTTTTAAAACATCCAGATAAGGACGCACCTTATCGATCATGCCTGGTATCTTGTCCATGAAACCATCGATATATTGACCACTCTCATCGGTATAACCATTGATGGATTTGAAAAAACCACGAACTAAATCTGCGCAATAGTTTTGCCGCTAAAAGCTTCGGACATTTCATCGAGTTTGCGAATGGATCCCTCAACACCGTTCGTCACGGCTGTCCGGATATTTTTAAAACTTGTCTTGATCCCCTCTGATCCGATCAAGGCACGTTTGGCACCCTCGGTACCGGTATCGAACATCTCGATCAATTTAGCATTAAATTGATCAAACGTAACATGACCTTTATTAAGAGCATCGTACAAATCATACTGGGCTGACTTTCCTGTGTAGCCAAATGCCTTGGCAACATCATTAAGTGCAACCGGCATAGTGTCCATCAATGAACGCCAAGAGGTCAAGTTGACCTCTCCACGACCCAACATCTGTACATATTGCTCAAGGCCTTGTGCGGCTTTTGCCGAATCTGCACCAGATGCTAAGAATGCATTGTTTAATGAAATCGTGGTCTTAGTCGCATTGTCTAAGTCTCCGGTCATCATAGCGATCCGCTGTGTTGTCGGCACAACTTCGTTTAGAGCTGTCGGTAATCCATCGATACCATCAACCAAACGTTGACGGCTATCGTTAACCTCGTCCATTGAAAACCCGACCGCCTGCATCATTTTAGGGAATTGATTAAGCGTATCGAAACGATCAATTGCTCCATCAATTGACCCCTTAACAACATCGATTGCAGCTCCGGCGACTTTCATCAAGCCTAGTGCAGTAACAAACCCTTTGACACCAGTTGTTGCTTGATTCGTAGAATCTTTGATGCCAGAAAAGCCAGATTTCAAATCATTGCCAAATTGTTTAAAAGAATTTTTAGCACCTTTAAATGCATTACCTAAGTTATTCCCAAAATTTTTAGCATGATTGACAACACTGTCAAAGACGGATGACATTCCTGTTCCAAAACTTTTGGCAGCTGATAAAAGCGGCGTAAATGCAGAACCTGCTATTTTACCCAAACCAGAAAAGGCGGACGATACTTTACTTGTAATTCCGCTAAACGCTGAGGAGATTTTAGAAGTTACTCCCCCAAGGTTTAGCGTCGACGAGATTTGGTTTCCGAAGTTCCCAAACAATGTTAATATTCGTTCAGTAGTAGATTGTACGATCTTCCAAACAGCATCTAAACCTGTTCTCATCGTTGAATTCAATTTACTTATTGCGCTGGCAGCAACTGTGGCCATTTGTTGCAAGGCTTGTGCTGGTCCCGCAGCTTTCTTTTTGAACGCACTCATAGTCTGAGTGGTCTGGTTAAGACTACTATCAATTGTTTTCAGAACTGCAGTAAACTGATCTCGAAGCTTTAAACTAGCTTCAAGAGTTGTCATTTGGTCACCTTCCTTTTGATTTTTTCATTGCCTTTTCTTCGGCTTCAATTCGAATGTCAGTAAAAGCCATGATCATGGCTCTTTCGCGTTTTGGCAAAGACGCAAAAACTTCCGGTGTCAATCCAGCGGTGTGATATGCATGATAGGCATACCACATCTCACCGGATTCACCGGAAGCCATTAGTCCTTTACTTCATCTTTCAACTCATCCTCAGATTCGTTGAAACCATTTAATTCCAACACTTCTTTGGTCAAGTTTGCGTATTCTCCGGCTAAAAGCATTGCCTTTAGAGTATCCGTTGCAGAACCTTCTGTTTTGTAATAGGCTTGCAATTCAGCATCTTGCAGATCTGGCGTTTTCACACAGCGAGCTAGTAATGCATCGCCGTATTTATCCGTATCGAGATCCTTGACTGTATTACCAGCTTTGCTCCGACGCTTTGTCGTGTGCACTTTTTTCAAGCGATCATTTTCAGTTTCTGAGATTGCCTCAATCACGAAGGGCTCTTCAAAACGGTCAAGTTTCACCTCTTTGGTGTCTCCAACAACTTCCATCATAAAACTTTTGATATTCATCTATAATTTCCTCCCAAATTATCCTAGTGTAGGTACATTAAATTGATCAAGTAAATCAGCATCCGAGAACGTAAAGGAAACATCCTCATCCAACGTTTCTGATTCGATATCTAGTTTTGCGATCGGTACCGAATCAAAGATAACACCGCTGATCAACGTTGATTGACGACCGATAGTACTGTTCGGATCATCATTGGTTACTTTGATCGTGATTTCCGGAATAGTACCAGATTTCAAATAGTTGATCCCGATTGCAGCGAATTCACTTGTAACCTTATGAATCAGCATGGATCCAGAACCATTTGCTCCTGTAACTTTTTGCTGATTCATCCGCTTGCCTAAGACTGGCACCTCTGTTTTGATCAACTCCACAGTTGCTTCAATGTTCTTCAACCAAAACATCGGTACGTTCCGTCCATCAATGGTCATGAAGGCAGTTCCCTCACGACCCGAAATAACATCACCTGATTTCAAAAATCCACTCATTGACTATTTACCCCTTTCTTATAAGACCTCAACGGTCATGTAAAGTTTTTCCATCGCATCTACTGGTTGCACCTGCACATTAAGAACGATTGAATCCTTTTCATTCCCTGCGCTGATTTCAATGTCATCCGCAGAGAAATTAGTGATCGCTCCAGCACCTTGCAAACCATTGAAATAGTTGATTCTATCGGCTTTATATAATTCTCGCCCATCTTGATCATTATTGATTTGTCCAATAAAGTTATCTTCAAAGGCTTTCTTCGAGTTATTAGCAATGTCATCCAAACAACGTAATACACGGTTCTTCGAAAAGTCTTTGCTTTTATCTGCAGTAAAGGACGTTAGACTATTGATATCTTGCTCAATAACAACTTCTCCTCGTTGCTCAGTAAAGACGAACTCACCATTTTGCAGTGCTTCAATGATTTCCGTATTTAAGAAGCGTTGTGTTACATCGATCGCGCCATCGTACTTTTTATAAGTCAATGAAGTTGCAACACCAGCTGAAGCAGATGCACCTGCTACCCAAGCTGTCGCCTGTTCCGCTGTGATACGTGTACCATCAAGTAGAATTACACCATTCTTCACGTTGATCACTGCTTCATTATTAGCTGCATGACCTGCTACGACTAATTGACATTTCTTTCCTTCTTCGTTGCGCATCCGGTTGATAAAGGAGACACCTGCAGTCTTGATTACTTCGTCTTGCACTGGCAATGCTAACGTGTTGAATTCAAATACTTGAATTTTACTGAAGAACGTCATGTAGTCGTTCACGGTCTCCGGAGTGTTTGATCCGCTCTCTAAAACGATCGAAAAAGCACTTAACTCTCCAGATCCGGCAAAATTCACTACACGATTTGCGGATAGATCCTCGATTGTTTTCGCTGTTTGCCGATCTACTAAACGTCCTGCCAAATACGTTTCTACATCATAGGCATCCTTCACATTCACATTTTCTTTTGAAACAACACTGATCGCATTTCCTCGTGTACCACCATAAAGCGCCGTAATGGATAGATCGCCTTCTGTTGCAGCTGCTTTTCCTCCTGATCCGACACGATAAACAAGCACGGTTGCAGCTTGTTTTAACGCTTCGCGCAATAATAAGAGTTGCGGATCTGTCAAATCATAACCAAAAACGGTCAGATCAGATGATGAGGTAACCGTTACGACCTCGTTTTCTGGTCCAAAGTCTAGAGCA